TACTATTGGAGGATTAGCAGACGCAATTAATAATGAAGAAATTACAGGCATTACCGCAGCCGTAATAGGCAATAAATTAGAAATTTATTGCAACGGACAAATTGGCGATGATATTGTCGAAGATGATGTATCAAACGCTGTAATTATAGAAATTGGAGAAGGTAATTTAATAGCATCTTCTGCAGCAGCTAGCGACATAGGAATTGCAGCTGACACATACTATGCTCCTAGATTCGTAATTGGACCACATACATCAGTACCAACATTCAAGGCAACTGATTTAGCACCAAGACCAACAGGTTCTGTATGGTTAAAGACTACTGACCCTAATCTAGGTTCTAAGTGGAGAGTTAAAAAATACAACAGTACTTCAAAACTTTGGGAAACTATTGATTCCCCACTGTACACCTCTAATACTTCTGCACTAAAAGGTCTAGATCCAACTGGCGGCGGACAAAATCTAGCAGTAGGAACATTATATGTAAGACCAAACTGGACAGAAGCTGACGGTACTGATGCAACACCAAGACTTGGTAATTTTAAAATTTATCGTCGTAGAGCTACAGGCGCAACAACTATTACTACAGACATTATTACAGGATCAACTTGGCCAGAAATTGAAGATGCTTACAGTTTTATATTAGCAGAAAGTCTTAAAGGCCAAGTTGCACTAGACACTGGCAAGATCCTTGAGTATGTTCCAACAGGAACAGCCGCAGAAGATGCAAATACCTTCGCCGGTATAATTAATGATGCAGGATTTACAAATATTGTAGCAGAAGTTACTGCACAAAATAGAGTGGTAATTAAACATACACTTGGCGGAGAAATTAGACTTTTAGATGGCCTAGGAACTCCGTTAAATGCAGCCGGACTAACAGCTTATAATCCTTCAACAGGCACTGGAACTTTAAATTTATATACATTAACAGAAGATCCAGATTATGAATTTGTAGCTTCTTTATGGGAACCTCTAGTATACACTGCTAGCGACTCTGAGCCAACAAGCTTAGCCGAAGACGGTCTGTTATGGTACAGTAGCGTCGTTGACGAAGTTGATCTAATGGTACACGACGGCGATACTTGGGTAGGATATAGAAATTATCTTCCTGATACAGATGCTGACGGTCCTATTGTTGCTGCAACAGAGCCTACTTCACAATCTGATGGCGTAACTGCGTTAAAAGACGGTGATATTTGGATTGACACCAGTGATATTGAAAATTATCCAGTAATCTACAAGTACAATGGAACCACTCTTGCATGGGACTTAGTAGATAAAACAGATCAAAGTACAGAGAATGGTATTTTATTTGCTGATGCACGTTACAATGTGTCAGGAGCATCAAGTGACGAACCAGGTACTATCACAGACATGCTGTTAAATGATTACTTAGATCCAGATGCACCTGATCCAGCACTATATCCTAAAGGAATGTTGCTATGGAATCTACGTCGATCAGGGTTTAATGTAAAACGTTTTGTAAGAAATAGTGTTGATATTACTGACGAAAACATTCGCTTTGGTGACGAAAGTATGGCAGCATATTATCCACACCGCTGGGTTACAGAATCCGGAAATCAAGAAAACGGTGCCGGTACATTTGGTCGCAAAGCACAGCGCAAAGTAATTGTACAGGCAATGCAGGCTTTAGTTAATTCTAATCAAGATATTCGCGATGAAGAAAGACTAGTGTTTAACTTACTAGCTGCACCTGGATATCCAGAACTAATTGGAGAACTAAACAGTCTTAACACAGATAGAGGCCTAACTGCATTTGTAGTTGGCGACAGTCCAGCAAGACTACCTGCTACTGGAACAGATTTATCTAATTGGGGACAGAATAAAGAACTAGCTGTTGAAGATAACGATCTTGGCCTAGTTAGTTTTGATGAATACCTAGGAGTATTTTATCCATGGGGATTCACAAGTGACAACTTTGGTAACAATGTTGTAATTCCACCAAGTCACATGATTTTAAGAACTATTGCATTAAACGATCAAGTTGCTTATCCTTGGTTTGCTCCTGCTGGTACACGTAGAGGCGGAATTACTAATGCAACTGCTGTTGGGTACATTGACGGTGAAGGAGAATTCCGTTCTGTTGCACTCAATGAAGGCGTAAGAGATACTATGGCTAGCATCAAAGTTAATCCAATTACTTTCTTAACAGGTAGCGGACTAGTTAACTTTGGACAATATACTCGTGCAAGAAATGCTAGTGCATTGGATCGTATTAACGTAGCTCGTCTAGTAGTTTACCTACGCAGACAGTTAAATGCTCTTGCTAAACCTTATATCTTTGAACCAAATGATAAGATTACAAGAGATGAAATTAAAGCAGCAGTAGAAAGTTTACTGTTAGAGCTAGTAGGTCAGCGAGCACTTTACGATTATCTAGTAGTTTGTGATGAGTCAAACAATACACCAAGTAGAATTGATCGTAACGAACTTTACGTTGATATTGCTATTGAACCAGTTAAAGCAGTGGAATTTATCTATATCCCACTACGCTTAAAGAACACTGGTGAAATTGCGAGTTTAGGCTAAGCTAAATATATAAGATAGGAGCAACGAATGGCTATTTCAACCTTAAACAAATTTACAGTTCCATTAGCTAGCAATCAGAGCAGCAGCTCACAAGGCATGCTGATGCCTAAACTAAAATATCGCTTTAGAGTTAGTTTAGAAAATTTTGGAATTTCAACTCCAACTACTGATTTAACTAAGCAAGTTAAAGATGTTACAAGACCAACTGTAGCATTTGAAAAAATTACACTAGATATGTACAACTCAAGAGCATATCTAGCTGGTAAACATTCATGGACAGCAATAACAATTAACCTACGAGATGATGTTACTGGATCAGTAGCAAAATTAGTAGGAGAGCAGTTACAGAAACAGTTTGATTTTTATGAGCAAAGTTCAGCAGCTAGTGGCGTTGATTATAAATTTACAACTAGAATTGAAGTATTAGACGGTGGTAACGGAGCAAATGTTCCAACAGTGCTTGAGACCTGGGAATGTTACGGCTGCTACATTGAGAACGCTAACTACGGTAACTTAGCATACTCAGAAAATGCAGAAGCAACAATTCAATTATCAATCGTCTATGATAATGCACAGCAAACACCACAAGGAACTGGTATTGGTTCTGTAGTAGGAAGAACTGTAAGCACTTTAGTTACAGGCGCTGGAAAGTAATAAGGAAAGGTCGCAAAAGCGGCCTTTTTTTACGACCATTTATTATATACGCAGTTAATGTTCAATAAATAATATTATGGCAAACAAAGCACTGCGACAATTTATATCCGGAGTAACTAACCCAAAGGGGTATGTTGCTGATTTTAGACATGCAGCTAGAACCTTCACGGATGATACCTTTAGGCTCGCTCCTAAATTAAAGTTTAATTTTCACGTGGCGTTTTTTATTAACCCCTACGCTTTAAAAACTTTAAATTTAAGAGAACGACATAGATACGAAATTAATGTATTAGTTAAAAAAGCAGATCTTCCTAAATTTAGCATTCCGCTTGAAACAGCGAATCAATATAATAGAAAAAAATTAATACAAACTAAAATTGATTACTTGCCGCTGAATATTTCATTTCACGATGATAACTTGAATATAGTATCAACCATGTGGAAAAATTATTATAGCTACTATTATGCAGATCATAACACTGCACAATTAGATGACGGTGTTAGTACCTACATGAGAAGCGCAACACTAAATTCAAACTATAGTTCAAGATATAGATACGGGTTAGATAATAATTCTTCTATACCTTTCTTTGATAAAATTATATTATATCAAATGGGCAGAAAAACTTATCAAAGTTATACATTAATGCGTCCGATGATTTCTGCATGGAATCATGATACTGTAGATTTTGGACAAAGCGGTGCAGTCGAAAATTCAATGACTATTAATTATGAAGGCGTACACTACAAAGAAGGTGTAGTCTATAGAGGAGATCCAGTAGGATTTGCAGTTGATCATTATGATACCACACCTAGTCCTATTACACTAGCCGGTGGAGGTACAAGAACCTTATTTGGTCCTGCAGGTGTGCTAGCAGGAGCATCTAGTGTATTTGGTGATCTTTACGCTGCAAGTCAAGGTCAAAGTGTAAATCTATTTGCTACAGCGATCAATGCTGTAAATACCTACAACAACACTTCACAACTAAGTGGTAGGGGTGTTAATGAGGAATTGACTAGAACTCTAATAACAGGCGTAACAGCCCTTGGAACGAACAGAGGCGCAGTAGGAACACAGGGTGTAAGCGGAACTAGAAATATTCAATTTCCTGTAAACGATGCAACTAATAACACTCCGGGTATACTTAGAAATATAACGGGTAGATAACATGGCTAACTTTCCTACAAGTAATACTGATTCTTCAACTGAAGTCAAACAATTTTTTGACAAATATTTTAGACATCAAATTACCTTTCCAACAAACCAAGTAGATGCAGTTATCGGATTTTTTATGAAACGAGGATTCGAAGAAGAATCTGCAAAGAGTACTGCAATTATTTTATTAAATCAAGCAAAATTAGATAGCGTTAATGTTTTTGAACTATTAGACACTCTAAAGGGTTACACTGAAGTGC